GCGGTGTGGCTAATGCTTTATCGCTTGCCCAAGAAGCCGCCCAATCTGGTCGAGGATTCCTTTATGAAGCCCCTGACGGCTCAATCCACTACGAGTCCTACACGTCCAGAGCGACACAGACACCGCTCACCCTTACTGATGATGACTTGCTCGCCGTAGGACTGCGACAGGCCGCCCAGTGGTCAGAGATCGTCAATGACGTGACCTTGATCTACAAAAACAATGCCGAGAAGTATGCTGCCGATTACACCAGCCAACAATCCTTTGGCGAATTGTCTGGAACTCGCACAACTACCTTGCATAATGCAGCTGATGCCCAAAGTCAGGCTGATGCATTCTTGGAAAGTCGGGCTTACCCACGCACCTACCCAGAGGAACTTACGATTCCATTGCATAGCCCTACGGTTAGCGATGCGACTCGGGATGCCCTAATTCTGATGCACGTTGGATCAGCAATCTACACACAGGATTTGCCAGCAGTATTCGGTGGGACCTTTGATGGCTTTGTCGAGGGAATTAAGTGGAACTTGGACCGCTACACAGCAACAATGACTTTGATTTGCTCGGCAATTTCCGAGACATACCCAAGCCAAGTTTGGCTGCAAATCGCGCCAACCGTAACGTGGGCAGGGTATACTCCAACTACGACAGAATGGCAGGACTTATAGCATGGCAACAACCACTCCGAACTACGGCTGGCCCGTACCAACCAGCACCGATTACGTCAAAGATGGCGCGACAGCCATTGAGGCATTGGGCGATGCCATTGATGCAACCGTCTTTGGACTTGGTAGCGCAGGTTTAACTTTAATTAAAACTCAAACCATTGGAACTGCGGTTTCGAGTGTAAACGTGACAGCGGCTTTTAGCTCAACATACGACAATTACAAAATCCTCGTAAGCGGCGGGACTTCAAGCGCAGCTAGTTTTCAAAAATTACAATTAGGCAGCACCACTACTGGATATTATTCCTCCCTAATTTATGTAGTTTATGCTGGTGGAACTGTTAACGCTGCTGGGAATAGCAACGGTGCTAATTTTGACTACGCAGGTTATGGAAATACAAATGGCTTAATGTATAACATTGAATTATTAGGCCCAAATTTAGCAAAAAACACTTTTTATGCATCTCGATATTTGGAATCAAATACATCGGGCTCAACCTCAAGTGGAACTGGTAATGGTTTTATAAGCAATACCACACAATATACAGATTTTACTTTAATTCCAGCAACGGGAACTATTACCGGCGGAACTATCCGCGTTTATGGTTATAAAAACTCATAAGGATAATGACATGACAACCACAAAACCAAACATTCAAATTGATGATCTTGTGCGCGAAATGACCACCGAGGAACATACCGCATACAAGGCACAACAAACAGCAAACGCCGCAGCGCAAGCCGAAGCAGATGCAAGAGTAACAGCACGCGAAAGCGCACTTGCCAAACTTGCTGCCCTTGGATTAACAGCCGAGGAAATAGCAGCTCTTTAACAATTAACACAGGGCCATGACACGAAAGGGCAACTCATGGCCTTACCAATTAAGAATGGCAAGATTACAACCTCCTACAAAAAGCAAGGAAAGATGTGGTCAAAGGGCTACCACACAGGCGTTGACTTTGCAGTACCCACCGGCACGCCAGTGTTGGCAGTAGCTGACGGGAAGATTGAAAACGCCAACTGGGGCAAGAGTTATGGCAACCAAGTCGTTATGTCCTGTGCTGGTGGCTGGGTTATTTATGCACACCTAAACGCAGTACGAGTTAAGCCAGGGGCAAATGTAACTAAAGGTCAAATCGTTGGCGAGTCTGGCAATACCGGAAACTCATCAGGCCCACACTTGCACTTTGAAATGCGCGACAACATCCGCTGGTCCGCTGGTAAGGACCTAGACCCAAAGGACATCTTGGCATCATGAAAAAAACCAAAAACATTTTGCTACGCATGGTGGCAGTCTTTGCAGCTAGTAGCCTGTCAGTCGTTGGCGCATCAGCTGTGGCAGGTGTAGAACCAGCCAAAGCAATCATCATTGCTGGCATTGGCGGTGTGGCCGTAGTGATCGAGGGACTTGCTAGGGCATTCCTAAAGGATGGCAGCCTGGACGATGCAGAGATTAACGACATCTTTACCGATGCCGATAAGAAACTTGAAAAATGAGCCAACTTTGGAAAGTCGACAGCGGTAAGTCAAAGCAAACCATTCCACCAAAGGTTTGGACTTGGGTTGAGTACCCAAAGGGAATTGCCTACAAGGTCGACAAGGCTGGCCAGTGGGAATGGATCACAATCTTGCGTGTTGAATTTAGCAAAGGTGGCTCGGTACTGCGTGGCCGCTTTGGTCGTTACCCTGGCACTGACAAATTGGATGAAACTGGTCACGATGATAAGAACATCGGCGGCTGGGATGGCAAGGTGTATCACCTACACTGGTCACACACCATCGACTGTAATCCATCAATGCCGGTGGGCTTTTGGATCTGGCATGATTCAGCTGCGCCGATAGTCCTAGATGGCAGGCAGATTAAGGCCAAATTGGTCTGATGGATAAACCTTTGAGAGTGGCCTTAGTCGCTTTCATCGTAGGGCTCACGATGCTATTGCAACCGCCCAAAGCATTTGCAGCAACTGGCTTTGCCGACATTACTTGTGGTGATCCAATTACTGGCGAGCAGATGACATTTTCGACTGGGTGGGATAATTCAAACCCGTACTTTGAGGGTCGGGGGAACATTGCCCAACTCTACTGTGAGGGTGGTTGGGCTGGCCCTTACACAATCTACATAAGCGATAGCCTGCCTGTTGATAGCCCGCAAAGGTATTACGCAGGGACTCTGCCAACACCAGAACCATCACCAAGCCAAACCATAACCATCGAGCCGACACAATTACCAAGTGACGAACCATTACCTACACCCACTCTTTTACCATCGATAGAACCCACGCCAGAGCCAACACAAACCCCAGAGCCCTTGCCAAGTCCAACACCTAGCGAACCAGCCATTGAGCCAGTAGAGCAACCAACGCAGCTGCCAGAGCCCACACCAGAACCGACACAAACAGAATCACCAGAGCCAACGCCAGTGCCAGTTGTAGAAACACCCGAACCAACCGCCGCACCATCGCCCACTCCGATCCCAAGCATTGAGCCAATACCGACTCCAAGCCTAGATCCGCAAGAGGTCACATTGGAAGTACCGACACAGCTTCTGGCGATCCCGGGCTTTGAGGAACTGGCCAAAAGCGTTGAAGCAATTATGAATATTGGCTCGGACATGACACCAGAACAGCGTGAGGAATCCCAAGCCGTTGTAATTAGTGCAGTTCTAGTTAGTCAAATAGCAACGAGTATAAGGAGAATAAAATGAGATGGCTACGGAAGTATGTGTCAGCAATTACGGCTGATACTTACACTTATGTGGGCCTACTTATCGCGTATTTCACCCTAGATGGATCAGCAAAAAAAGTCACAGGGTTACTGATTATCGTGGGAGTAGCGGTGTTTTTGGTAACACTGCCACTGCGCGATGACGACACGCCCGAGGAATAAGCCTGGCAAAATGTCAGGCATTGTCATACTATGTCACTAAGGAAAGAGGGCAGATGGAAAAGTATCTAACAGCCAAAGAAGCAGCTGACAAACTACGGGTGAGCGAACGCACACTCATCAGGTGGGAAAAATCAGGGGCATTAAAGCCTAAGCGCATCGGTGGCGTTAAGCGATACAAGGCCAGCGAACTCGACAAATAGAACAGGAAAACAGGGCATGGGACTACTAACACTATTTGGATTTTTGACATTCTTTGTGATCGGCTTTGTTGTCGGTGCATTGGTGCAGATTCAAAAACATGAGGATGAACGAAAGCAAGAATCAATCGCCTATTGGCGTTGGGCGCGTAGCCAAGAAAACATCGAGCATCAGATGCTTAATGATGGATGGAAACTCTAATGGCATTTGATTTGGAAAGTTACGTTACAGTCCAAGAACGGATCAAAGAGTTTTATGCAAAGTATCCCGATGGCTCATTGCAATTTGAGTTTAAGGGAATACTTGAGGGATCACCTTTGATGATGTGGGGCATCGCTTACGCATACCGAACACCTGATGATGAACGCCCAGGCATCGGCACAGCTGCCGAACTGATTGAGGGCAAGACTCCCTACACAAAGGGCAGTGAATTACAGAATCTGGAATCATCTGCCTGGGGTCGCTGTTTGGCCGCACTTGGGCTAGGAATCAGTAAGGGCATTGCATCCAAGCAAGAAGTGCAAGCAGCTAAAGATCGTCAAGCACCTGGACCGGCAAAGCCAAAAGAGGTTGACCCTTGGGCCTTGGCTGATGAGCCTGATTTAAGTGTGCCACAATGTGCTCACGGTGACATGAGGCGTAAGACTGGCCTAAAGAAAGATGGCACACCCTACGCTGGTTATGTGTGCAAGATAGGTGCAGACGGTCAGCGTTGCGAGGCAATTTGGGATCGATCATGACACACGAATTACACAGCCAGTATTGTCATTGTGCTTGTCCATTGTTGGCCGAAAGATTGGTCGAAATCATTGCAGCCATGAAATCAAATAATGGCAGTCATGCACTTTGGATATTGCAGCTAGAAAATGCGTTGGATGATCATGATATGTGAGCATGGGGCTGATGCCCCTAAGTTTTGCGCGATCTGTCGGCATCAGGGAATCATGGGCAAGGCCGAGGGAATCACCCTGGCTAAAGATTCACAGCTGAACTGGCACAACGAGGCCGTGATTTGCATACGCCAAATGGCTCGCACTGGTAAACCGTTTACAGCCGAGGATGTACTTAACGAGATTGGCGCGCCAGGTGGATCAGGCAAAGTCATTGGGGCAGCGTTTAACACGGTTGCACGATCTGGCATGATCTGGCGATGTGGGGAACGCCCGGCAGACCGCAAATCAAGCCATCGCCGAATGTTGGCAGTGTGGCGCGGTGGACAGGTACAGGAGCAAGTGAGGTTATTTGATGGGAACTGATGCTGACATCATGCGCTGTGGATGCGGTGGATGGGTATACATAGGCAAGCCGTGTGGCTTTTGCGAAAAATGGCAAAATCGTGGATGAGATTGAAAGGGTATTGGAGAACATTATGAAAGATCCATTAGGACCTGATGCAGTTTGGGCAAGCATCGAGGGCAAGATTAAAGGGCATTACTTAGCAGCTCAAAACCTGCCACAAGCCTGCCCACAATGCGCCAGAATACTTGAACCAGTTGACTTTGGTGTCGATCCTGATAGCAATGAGCGAATGTGGGTCACACATTGTTGCGGTAATTGGGAAAAGTTTTACGAGAAGCTAGGCCCAGCAGACTTATTATAAAACAAACGACACGCGGATCCCAAGAAAGAACCGCGTGCCGTTCATTACGATGCTAACATCGTGAGCCTCAACACTCTAGTCAAGAGTATAACTGATGCCCGACTAATCCTCGGGTGAACCGCCGTTAGATGGCGTATTTCGACATGGATTGATTAGCCCATGAAAATAGCAGAAATGCGAGCCTTAGCAGCTGATGTCAACACGAATCGCCTGGCATCAAAACACCCAGCACTAAAGCACACGGCGCGATTGTGCGAAAGCACCCATGACCAACCAAACCTACGCGGTGACGGTGGCGAGTGGCTTGATTTAATGCCATTCCCTGCTCACCTATCGGCTCGGGTGGCAAGTATAGGTTACGATCTAAATCATGACGAGATGGGTGCAGGTAAAGCACGATGAACTCTTGGAGTATGTAGCAATGGTCGAGTATTTAAGGAAAGACCACACAGCATTGCAAGAGCAGGTCAAAGACTCAAAGGAATTAGCCAACATCATTGAGGCAACATACAAAGCAAGGCTAGACAAGTTAACTGATTACATACTTGACATACATCCAGCGAACTACAAATACGAGCGAGGACTATTGGATGCGTACAACATAGTGAGTGGGCATGAGCAGAGCGCATAGCCAAGGCACAACAACACAATGGCGCAACCTTAGAGCTGCTTGTTTCCGGGTATGGGGTAAGTCGTGCTTAATGTGTGGCGATAGGGCAACAGAGGTGGATCACATTATCGAGTTAGCAGCTGGGGGCAGTAACACCATCGACAATGTGCAACCCTTGTGCAAGCCTTGCCACAAAGCCAAAACATCGAGGTTTAACAGTACGCGTGAGAGAGGCACAGAAAGCCATAGGGCGGTTTTTTCTAGGGTCGTGCCACCCACAGACTCCCTTTCTCTTATTTCTCCCCGATTGGTCAGATTTGATCCACCCACAACCGAAAGGCCCAAGCCATGACCTTAAAGAATCCAGAAACGCCAGAGGATAAACCAATGGGCATCTACCTATCGTTGAATTCTGCATTGTTAGTAGCGAATTGGATCGCCCCAACTGATGTAGCGGCCATGACTCTCGCCCGGCGGATCGCCTTGGCATTAGATACGGCTTTTGACATGGGCGATCTCAAAGAGGCCACCCCTTTGGCGGCAAAGTATTTACAAGTCTTACAGCAGTTGCATCTCACAGTCGAAACACGAACACTAGGAAAACAGGGCGAGGAAAATGACGGGACAAACCATGTCGGAAACTATTTACGGCTTATCGAAGCCAAGGATCGAAAGCCCAAGCCTAAACCTGCCCAGCGCAGGGCCAGTGGTATCGGCACTAGCTGACGAACTTGGAGTCCCACTCCTACCTTGGCAACAACACGTCATGGATGATGCCCTAAAAATTTTGCCTAACGGCAAGTGGGCGCGATCAAGTGTAGGAGTTTTGGTTGCCCGGCAGAATGGCAAAACCCACATGATGCGGATGCGGATCTTGGCTGGCCTTTATGTCTTTGGTGAAAAGAATGCCATCGCCATGTCGCAAACTCGGCAACTATCGCTGGACACTTTTAAGCAAACAGTCGACATGGCCGAAAGCCTGGACTGGATGCGAAAGCGGATCAAGCGAGTTTCGCGGACTAACGGCCAAGAGGAGTTAGAGGTGTATTGCCACCATTACCCAAAAGCCTGTCAGCAAAAGTGTGAGCGTATTCGCAAGTATTCGATCCGAGCCGCAACATCCGAAGGGCCACGCGGTAGCACCGCCGACTTACTTTATGTCGATGAGCTGCGAGAAATTGACGAGGCAACTTGGGCAGCCGTTACCCCGATTACCCGAGCCAGACCCAACGCCCAAGTGTTTTGGACATCCAATGCTGGGGATCTAACTTCCAATGTGCTAAACGAACAACGCCGCCGCGCCCTGACCTTTGCCAGTGATCGGATGGGTTACTACGAATACAGCGCCCCAGCAGGTTCATCGGTTGACGACATCGAAGCCTGGAAAATGGCCAACCCTGCAATGGGCTACACAATCAACGAACAAAACATTAAGGATGCCGCAACCTTTGACAGCCCAGATGCGTTCAAAACTGAAACCCTTTGTATGTGGGTGGATGCTATCGACTCACCTTGGCCAATGCAGGTATGGAACGAATGCGAAGCCGACATCATGCTTGAGGATGGCTTGCCAACTTGGATGGCAATGGATCTCAATTTCAATCGGGAGTTGGCTTGCCTGGTTACTTTGCAACAGCGAGAAAACGGCTATGGCGTATTCCTGCACGAATGGAAAAAAGAGGGCGGCATCAACGACTTGGAACTAGCTGGGGAAATAGCCGCATTGACTCGGCGCTATCGCCCAAGGGTGCTTGCCTATGATCCCAATACTGCTGGCTACATTGCGCCAAGACTTGCCCAGGCTGGAATCCCGACAGCGCCAACGCCTTGGAACTCGGCAGGATTTTCGATCATGTGTGACCAGGCAATGAACGCAATGCAATCTCGCCAGCTGCTACATCCTGCCCAAGAAACTATGCACAGCCACTTGGTCAGTTGCGCTCGCCGCCCGGCATCGGATGGCGGTTGGCGCATTGCTAGACGAGCCGCACAAGTACCGATCACAGCTGCAATCGCTTTGGTCATGGCGGTGGGTCATGCCACCGAGCCACAACAAAGTGTAAGCATAGTCAGCGCATAGGTGACAACACGCGCAACAACGTGACAAAACCTGACAAATTACACGGATGTCATTCGCCCATGGTGTAATAACAAAATGGGATTTATAGATTTCTTACTGGGTACAACACCAGAAAAATCAGATGTGCAAGCCAAGGCAAATTTGGCCATACCTTACTACCAAGATAATTTCAGCCCATTCCAAGCCTTTGGCATTAACCGTGGCGATGCTATGCAAGTACCAGCTGTAGCCAGAGCCAGAAACATTATTTGTGGAACTATTGGCGAACTTGGTTTGCATTCTTACAATGAAATTACAGGTGCAAAAATTGAGGGCCGACCACTCTTAAAGCAACCTGATCCAGCCTTGCCGCGCATCATCACAATGTGTTGGACCGTGGAAGACCTTTTATTCTTAGGACATGCGTTCTGGTTAGTGCTTGAAGTCAGCCCAGAGGATGGCAGACCAATTGCATGTCGGCGTATTGATCCAACTCGGGTTACTTTTACAACTGATTTGCAAACCGATGAAATTCTTAATGGTTTTTATTTAGACGGTAACTTGTTACCTGCTTATGGTGTTGGCTCACTAATTATGTTTAGCGGCGTAGATGAGGGCTTACTAAATCGTGGTGGCCGAACAATCAGAACTGCATTAGAACTTGAAATGGCAGTAAGCCGAATGGCTGCTGAACCAAACCCAACAATGGTTATCAAAAACACTGGCGTGGATTTACCGCCAGAGCAAGTGTCAAGTTTATTGGCTCAATGGAAACTAGCTAGACAGCAACGATCCACCGCTTATTTGTCAGGGCCTTTAGATGTAACTACATTTGGCTATGATGCCGGGCAGATGCAACTTTCTGAATCTCGCTTAAACACAGCTGCGGAAATTGCCCGACTATGCAACATCCCGGCATGGTACATTAACGCCGAATCAGCCAGTGCCACTTACTCAAACGTAAGCCAAGAGCGCCGTAGCCTTGTGGACTTTAGTCTTAAGCCTTACATGGCCTGTATTTCAGAGCGTTTAAGCATGAATGATCTAACCCCGCGTGGCTCGGTTGTTAAATTTGATTTAGATGATTACCTACGCGGTAACCCACTAGAACAAATTGAAGTATTGGAAAGAATGCTTGCAGCTGGAATTATCAATGTTGATGAAGCCCGTGAAGAAATGGAATTAGCACCGAGAGGAAATGAAGCAAATGCAACTTAATTTCGAGGGCCAAGTATTGGCAGCAAGCGTTGAAACAAGAACTATCCGAGGTTTGGTAGTACCGTTTTCCAAAGTTGGAAATACATCAGCCGGACCAGTGCGCTTTGAGTTTGGCGCTTTTGGTGACATTGATGCAAGCCAAATTGTCTTGAACATGGAACATGACCGCACACGCCCATTAGGTCGCGGTATTGCTGGCAGTGAGGAAGTTACACCTGCAGGTATTTCAATGGCTTTCAAAATTGCGCCAACTGGTGCAGGAAATGATGCACTTGTTGAAGCATCCGAGGGATTGCGCCCGGCATTTAGCATCGAAGCCAATGTGGGTGAATACGTCATTGAGAAAGGCGTGATGGTTGTATCATCCGCCAAACTTGAAGCCGTAGCCCATGTAACCAACCCAGCATTTAAAGATGCACAAATTTCTCAGGTCGCAGCTACCGAGGAAACCCCAGAAACCACCGAAGCGGAAATCCCCGCCGAGGAAAACCCACAGGAGATAACAGTGGAAGAAACAACCGCACCAGTGGCAGATGAAGTGACCGCAGCCGCGGTTGTTCACGCTGCCGCACCAGTGGCTTACACTAAGCCACGTTCACCAATTAAGACTCAAGCACATTTCCTAGAGCATTCGATTAAGGCTCAACGCGGAAACCATGAAAGTGCAGAATGGATTGCACACGCAAAGGCAGAAGATGCAAAGCATGTAAATGCAGCTGACGATTCCTTTACAACCAACCCAGCATTTAAGCCAATTCAGTATGTATCACAGGTAGTAGACAACCAGATCGGCGCTCGTGGCGCGATTGATGCAATCGGTACACGCGCATTACCTAACGCTGGTATGACCGTATCCATTCCAAAGATCACCACATCAGGATCAGTGGCTGAAACTGCCGAAGGTGCTGGACCATCTGAAACAGGTATTGTCAGTTCTTACGTTGATGCAACTGTAAAGGCTTACAAGGGACTACAGCGTTACTCTGTCGAGCTCTTCGACCGCGCAGATCCCAGCTTTTATGCATCGATGCTCGAAAATATGAGACGGGTTTACGCTCAAGCAACCGAAGCAGCAGTAATTGCAGAACTTACATCAGGTGGAACACAGGCAACTGCAACCGCCGCAGATGTAGATGGCATTGTTTCGTTTGTTAAAACCGAAACTCCAGCTGCTTACCTTGCAACTGGCGAATTGGCTACACGTTACATCGCTGGCACATCCCAATGGGGTCTGCTAATTGGCGCGCAGGATTCAACCAAGCGACCAATTTTCAGCGCATCAC